ACAGAGGCCAGCAGAACTTATGGAATACAACTTAATTCAGACGATCAAGCAGTAGTGAACGTGCCATGGGTGAATACTAACACGCAAAATACAACAACACTAAGCTTTGTCGACAGCAGTGATGATATTATATTAAGGAACACAACAGGTGGAGCGGGATCGGGTGATCAAGATATAAACATCGTTGCTGGTTCTAACATTACTTTAACGCATACAGATGCCAATAATATAACAATAGCATCAACAGATACTAATACATTCAGGACTGTAGAAGTTGATACAAATGGTGACGACTCAGTAAATGAAACTTTAGGGGCTGCTGAAACATTAAGATTTAAAAAAGGAACTAATGTAACTTTAGCAGAAAGTGCTGGTGTTATAACAATTTCTTCAACAGATACAAATACAACGTATTCAGAAGGCGATGGGTTGGATTTAACAGGTACAACATTTTCTCATACGGACACTTCTTCGGCGGCCGACTTAGCAGCAACAGCAAGAACTTACGTTTCAGGTTTAACGTTCGATACATACGGCCACGTTACAGCTTACACAACCGCTACAGAAACCGTAACGGATACAACCAGAACAGACGAAGAAATAAGGGATGTTGCAGCTGGTCAATGGGTTAACGGAACCAATACGACTGTTGTGGTAGACGATAACGCTAATACCATAAAAATAAACGCGACAGATACTAATACTACAAACTGGGATTTTAAGGTTGATACAGGAACAGCAACAAACATAGCCGCAGGGGATACCTTAACATTTACTAGTGGTACTAATGTGACTTTAGCACAAACGGGGAATACAATAGACATATCGTCTACAGACACCATATATTCTCTGCCCTTAGCCGCGGATGGCACAAGAGGTGGAATACAGGTTGGATATACTGAATCTGGAAAAAACTACCCAGTAGAGTTGGAAAGCGAAAAAGCATACGTTAACGTTCCATGGACTGACACAGTATATTCTTTACCTCTTGCTGCAAGCGGAACAAGAGGTGGCGCTAAAATAGGGTATACCGAAAATGGAAAAAATTACCCCGTGGAGCTAGATAGTGAAAAAATGTACGTTAACGTTCCTTGGACCGATACCAACACCACATATACGGCGGGAAATGGCTTATCCCTAAGCGGAACTGTTTTTACTGCTAATATAAATTATTTAAGTTATAGTGGCAGTAACAACTTTATGAAAAACGGGGCTGATGATAGAGGTACCACAGTTCCTGACGCGGGAGAAATTCTTTATTTGGGAACTGGTAACGATGAAATTATTTCTAGGGCTAGAGTTGATGATTTACCATTTACTAATGTAACTAATAATAATCAAATAGCTAACGGTGCTGGGTATACAACGAATACTGGTACTACCACCGCGGATAATACACAAACATTTACGAATAAATCAGGTAATATATCTCAATGGACTAATGATGCAAATTATTTTAGCTCAGCGGGTGGTACATTTACTGGGGATATAACAATAGCAGACGCAGACCCTCAATTAATTTTAAATGATACAAGCACTAGCAGCACGTCCACAAGTTATACTCCAGCTGTATTATTTAAGGCCGACAATGTAAACAAAGCGGTTATTGGGAAGAAAAGCGGCAGTGAAAATATATTCCATGTAGAAAATTACGATGGACCCCTAACGGTAAGCGGCACGCAAGACAGCAAAACAATATCTGCGGAATTTGCCCATGAGCCAAGCAACACTTCCGGGCAGTACGGCTTAAAGCTAAATGATTCAGCAACTCAATCCCATAGTTTATATATAGGACCATCCTCAAGCCACACTCAATCTAGTTTGTATTTTAATGGTACAACCAATGCTTTAAATGTAAGCAGAATATCACATAACAATTCATTAGGAATTTTACTTATGGATGTGCCGGATGCCGGGACAAGTAGTCTTTCTGTTAAGTTTAGGCAATATAACATTGGTGGTTATATGCAAAACTTCATTGATTTTCACGATGATAGTGATATTAGAAATGTTACAGGTGTATATGGAACGATTATTTCAGATCAAAGAGCTAAGGAAAATATAACTAACGCAACGCCTAAACTTGATGATATATTATCATTACAAGTTAAAAACTTTAATTTCATAGGCGATGATAAAAAACACATAGGTTTAATAGCACAAGATGTGGAACAGATATTTCCATCATGGGTTGATACAAAAGATACAAGAATATATAAAACACATGATGAAAACGGGGTACTATTAGCAGAGCAAGGCGAACTTGTTTCAGGTTTCCAAGATGGAAAATCATTGAAAGTTGGTATGGAATTTGCTGTTATGGTAAAAGTAATACAAGAACTAAATGATAAAATAGAATCTTTAGAAGCTAGAATAGCTCAACTTGAAACACCTTAAAATATATAACAACCACGTAATTATAGTATTATAAACCAAAACCAATGACATTTTATTACAAAACCTATTCCTGGGCAAATAACAGTAGCGAAGGAATATCCGAGAAAACCAGAAAATCCTGGGAATTTTTCGCAGACAAGAAAAATTGGAGAATTGTACAATTACCAAATGGATTTTACCAGACTGAGTGTAAAAACTTAGACGCAGAAGGAAATCCAATTGATACTTGGACAGACGTCACAAGAAGAGAAACCATTGAATCAGCAGAAGCTGCAATTGATGGAAGTATCGAACATTACAACAAAAGACTAGAGTTCGCAAAAGGACCTAAAGTTGTAAAAACCTTTAAATAACCACTTATAACAAAAATTTAATTTAATGGAATATAATAACCCAAGTGAGATAGTAAAAGATCTTTCCTTCGGAAAAGATGCTAGAAATAAAATTATGCACGGGGTAGATAAACTGACAAGCGCAGTAAAGTCTACCCTTGGTGCTTCTGGAAAATGCGTTATATATGAAGACGCACTCGGAAGACCGGTGATCACAAAAGATGGTGTAACCGTAGCGGAAAGCGTAGTCTTAATCGACCCGGTCGAAAACATTGGTGCTACTTTAATTAAAGAAGCGGCAAGAAATACAGTGAGAGAAGCAGGTGATGGTACAACAACAGCTACCGTGCTTGCTCATTCATTATTGCATTTAGCCAATGATCATAAAGACGATAATAACATAAGAGATATTAAAAAAGGTATTTTAAGTGGCTTGAATAAAGTTAACAAATATCTTGACAAAAAAGCGATTGAGGTAAAAGACAATATGCTTGAAAGCGTTGCAGCAATTAGCTGTAATAATGATAAAGCTCTTGGTAAAGTTATATCGCAAGCCTATTCAAAAGTAGGAAAGGATGGTGTCGTCCTTATGGAAGAGTCTGAGACCCATGACACACACGTAAAATTTGTGGAGGGCACTAGGTTAGACTGCGGACTCAAGTCGCCACATTTTATGACGGACAAGGATAAAGGCAAAGCGGTGCTAGAAAATCCGTACGTACTGATAGTTTCATCGCCAATACCTAATATTCGTAAAATACAAAACGTATTGGAGTTTGTCATCAAATCGAAAAGAAGCTTACTGATCGTTGCAGGCGTAGAACAACAACCTATGGCGGCGTTGCTAGCAAACAAAGTCAAAGGTAATATAAAAGTAAATGTTGTGGATCTGCCTGGATTCGGTCCGACTAAACAAGATACAATTGAAGACCTTGCGATATTAACCGGAGCGAAGGTTATGAATGAAGAATTAGGAGATGATCTTGATTTAATTTCACCCGAAGTTTTAGGCCAGGCTGTTCTATCGGTTACAGATGATAAACACACAGTGCTACAAACAACTGATCAAGGCGTCGTACTTAACGAACGAATTGAAACAGTTGAAAATAAAATCAAGGAAGAAAAAAACCCATTCTTTAAAAAGAAGCTGCAAGAAAGATTAGCAATGCTGAACGGTCAAGTAGCAATGATTAAAGTCGGTGCAGACTCTAAGGTTGAAATGAAAGAAAAGAAGGATAGGGTTGAAGATGCGATATATGCCACTAAAGCAGCGTTACAAGAAGGTATTGTTCCAGGTGGTGGCGTTGCATTATTGAATGCTTCCCAAAAAATTAAACCTAACGGTTTAGGTGAAGAAATACTATTACAAGCAATAAAAGCGCCATATAAAACAATAATAGAGAATGCTAACTTACCGTACATGGAATATCCTATAGCGGGAACTGGAATCGATGTTGCAACTGAAAAGTCCGTAAGAATGGTACACAAAGGAATTATTGATCCAGTGCTTGTAACAAAAACAGCGTTAAAAAATGCGGTTAGTGTAGCGAATACAATATTTTCAGCAGATTGTGTAATTAATAATATTCGAGTAAATGAAAGCAATTAATTACTATGTCGTTGTTGACAAAATAAAAGAAGCACCAAAAAAAGTTGGCGGCCTTGAATTGACTGAAGATCAAAATAAAGACGTTAGGTATTTAAAAGGCAGAGTTATATCCGCTGGGAATTTAGTAGAAAATTTAAACGAGGGCGATATAGTACGTTATGATAAAATGAGTGGTCATGGAATTGAATGGGAAGGAAAACTATATTACGTATTAAAGCTCGGAGATATAGTCCTAGTAGAATGAGAATAGAAGCTAGTGACATCAGGGAATTAAATTTATTAAAGTATTATAGGCTCATTAGAAAATGGGCCTGTAAAACTTATAGCCTAAAGGATGCTGATCTAGAATTATTAATCTATTTAGATTGTAAAGAACGATTTACACGTAATGATTTTATTGATGGCACCTACACATACAGTTGGGATAAAGATAGATGGGAAAGACTTAGAAAAGATGGTTGGATAGATGTATGGAGGCATCGCAATAGAACAACAATAAAATACAGCATATATAAAACTTCTTTTAAATGTAAACAACTGATTATGCGAATGTATCGTATAATGCTTGCGGAAGAAGATTTACCTACAAGCGAAAGAAGTAAGTTTTATAATAATATATCATATACAGATAAAGTTTATAACAAAGCTATAGATGATATGATTAAAGATAAAGATCGATAACTTAAATTTTAAAATTATGCCTTACGGAAAAGGAACTTACGGTTCAAAGGTTGGAAGACCATCAAAAAAAGCTAAAGCAAAAGGTAAAAAAAAATTAACACCAAAGCAAAAAAAAATAGCTAAAAAAGCACCTCCTTATAATAAAATTACAGGAGCTGATTTTAAAAAAATGAAAAAGAAATAATTATGCCAAGTAAAAATGCTCCTTCAAGGAAAAAATCAAAGGGATATTACGCTGAAGTAAATAAAAAAGGCGGCACTGGTTCTAAAGCTGGAGGTGGTATGACTAAAAAAGGTGTTGCTAAATACAGAAGAGATAATCCTGGTAGCAAACTTAAAACAGCCGTTACAACTCCACCATCTAAATTAAAAAGAGGTAGTAAAGCTTGGAAAAGAAGAAAATCATTTTGTGCTAGATCTCGTAGTTGGACAAGCGAAAGAGGTAAAGCTGCAAGAAGAAAATGGAATTGTTAAAATGAAAAGTAGAGGATTAGGCGATAGTATACATAAATTTACAACTAAAACAGGTATTAAAACGATTGTTGATAAAGTTTCTGAAGGTTTAAATATACCCTGTGGTTGTGAGGCTAGAAGGCAAGCACTAAATAAAGCAGTTCCTTATAAAATAAAAACAAACAAATGAAAAAATTATTTGCTAAATTATTTGGGGGTGCAGGATTAGATGTGGCGGATAAAATTGGTGGACTTGTAGATAAATTTGTAAGAACTAAAGACGAAAAAGCTAATTTTGAAAAAGAGATGACAATGATATTTCAAGAGCATGAATTGTCATTAGAAAAAGAAATATCTGCAAGACATAAAGCGGACATGGCATCAGACTCGTGGCTTTCGAAGAATATCCGCCCAATGATTACAATATTCAGTTTAGCAATATATACTTTATTTGCGGTAACTGATGGTAACTTTGGTAGCTTTAATATTGCAAACCAATATGTAGAATTAATGGGGCAAATTTTATCTTATGCTTTAGGTTTTTATTTTACATCTAGAGGATTAGAAAAGATTTCAACTATAGTAAAAAAATAAATTAAATGGCAAAGATTAGTACTTATAATCTTGATACCACGGTTTCAAAGAGTGACAAAGTTATAGGAACAGACTCTGGAGGAAATGCTACTAAAAATTTTAAGTTAGAAGATCTTGCTGGATTTTTAAATACATCCAGTCTAATCAATGTAAACGGCCAACTTATATATAAATTTAATACAGGCACAACTCCTAGTAATGGGGAATTTAATATAACAACAGGGGGTATAGGATCATTTGCTAGCCAAACGTCGTTTAGATTTTCTCATATAAATACAAACGATCAAAACATACAAACTTATTTAAATTATTTTGAAGATTTGAGGGTGATGCTTACACAAACAGATAATCAAAATAATTTTGCTTTATATAGTATAGATACAATAACAGATTCTGGTAGTGGTTATTCAACACTAGCGGTTACATTTATAGAAGGCAATGGCTCTTTGGTTGGTGATAAATTTTATGCAATGGCATATTCACCAAAAGGACAAACAGATAAAAACTTTGTTTCAAGTAATATTGCTTTTTCAGCGGATACTGCAGAAACAATAAATCATAATTTAAATAAATTTCCATCAGTAACAACAGTGGATTCAGCTGGATCGCATGTGGTTGGTGATGTACAACATATAAACGACAACTCATTTACGATAACATTTACTTCATCTTTTACAGGTAAAGTATACGCAAACTAAAAAATATGGCACTATCATACTTAACAGACATTAATTTAAACAAAAATGAATTACAAAATGCGGTAATTCAAAATTTAGGTGCTGCGCCAGGAACGCCAGTAGAAGGACAAATATATTACGATAGTACGACGGGCGATAAGCAGTTGTACTTTTATAACGGATCAGAATGGATTCCTGTATCTGGAGACATTACTAGCGTTACTGCTGGAGATGGTTTAACTGGTGGTGGTAATTCAGGAGCGGTAACTTTAAATGTAGTTGGCGGGACTGGTATTACAGCAAATGCGGATGATATCGCAATTACAGACACTGGCGTAACGGCTGCATCTTATGGTTCATCAACAGCAATTCCAGTTATAACTGTAAACGCACAAGGGCAAATTACTGCAGCAAGCACTGCGGCAATTAGTACGGATTTAACTATAGCAGCAGATTCTGGTTCAGATGATACAGTAACATTAGGAACCGATACGTTAACTTTTGCTGGTACTGCAAATGAAATTGAAACAACTGTAACTAATAACCAAATTCAAATTGGCTTAGTTGACAATCCAACTGTTTCAGGAAACTTAATCGTTTCTGGAAATTTAACGGTATCGGGAACGACAACTACTGTAAATACGGAAACAATAAATCTTGCTGATAATATTATTACTTTAAATAGTAATGAGGCGGGAACACCAAGTGAAAACGCAGGAATTGAAGTTGAAAGAGGAACTTCAGATAATGTAGTATTCAGATGGAATGAAGGCTCTGATATATGGGAACTTACTAAAGATGGAACTAATTATTACGAAATACAAACAGTTGGTGAAAGCACGTACTCAACATCAATTGGTAATGGAGTAGACACTTCTTACGCTGTAACGCACAATTTAGGTTCTCAAGATGTAATTGTACAGCTTTACGATAATAGCTCATTAGATACAGTTTATGCAGACGTGGTGAGAACATCTACATCAGTTGTAACAATTGATTTCAGTAGTAATTCAATCCCGTCTACAAACGACATCAGAGTACTTATTACAAAAATAGGTTAATATAATTTTATAAATTTAATATGGCAAATCGTTTTCTTAGTAATATAAGAATTAACGACGCATATACATTTCCTGCGTCAGACGGAAGCAATGGGCAATTTATCAAAACAGATGGTTCTGGTAATTTATCATTTGCTGATCCATCTGCCAGTAGTTCTGCGTCTGTAATCTATAGAGATAATTTTACTGGAGACGGGAGCACTGTTGTATTTGATTTACAAAATTCATTAACTACAGAAGATCAATCTTTCATATATATAGATGGTGTTTATCAAGAAAAAGATACATATTCTTTAAGCAGCACACAAATAACTTTTACAACAGCACCAATAAGTGGTCACAGCATAGAAGTTATATCCATAGCCGGAATAAATACTGGTCCTACAGTTATATACCAAGATAATTTTACAGGTAACGGCTCATCAACAGATTTTACATTAGCGCAAGTTATAGACAATGAAGTTAAAACTTTTGTGTTTTTAAATGGTGTTTATCAATTTAAAGGAACTTATACAGTAGATTCTACTACACTTAGTTTTGATACAGCACCAGCAAATGGTGTGGATATAGAAGTGATTAGTATTGCTTCTGCCACACAAGCGGATAGCTTAGAAGCAGGTGCGGTAATTATACCTGTAAAAAACACGCATACTGCAAGTATAGCTAAAGGTGAGCCTGTATATATAACAGGTAATATTGGTAATTCAACAAGATTACAAATTGCACCAGCAGATGCAAGCGATAGTGCTAAAATGCCATCAGCAGGATTATTGTTAACTACACTTGCTGTAAATGAAGAAGGCTATGTAATTACAGGTGGTTATTTAAGAAATCTTACAACAGATACAATTGATGGTACATCTACTAGCCCAAATAATACAGTATATGTAAAAGCAGGTGGTGGTCTTACAATGACAAAACCAACGGGTAGTAGTTTAATTCAAAACGTTGCTAAAGTTGCAAGATCTGCAGGCGCTAATTCGGGATCGTTATTAGTATCATCAATATTAAGAACAAATGATATACCTAATTTAACTACGGGTAAAATATGGGTTGGAGATGGCAATACAACTGAATCAACAGTAGTGCACTTAGACGAATCAAATAATAGATTAGGTATAAATAATAATTCACCAAATTACAGTTTAGATGTAACAGGTGATGCAAATATATCTAGTAATGTAATTATTGGCGGGAATTTAACTGTTGACGGTACCCAAACTATATTAAATACACAAACAGTAGAGGTTGAGGATAATATTTTACAATTAAACACTACTCAGGGCTCACCAGACACAGCAACAGCAGCTACGTCTGGTATATCTATATATAGGGGTGATGGAGTCACACAAGCGAGTTTTATATTTGACGACGCAGACGATACATGGGACTTAACAAACAATTTAGTTGTTGATGGAAACGCGACCATAAATGGGTTTTTTACATCACAAGGTATTGACGACAACGCAAATGCAACAGCTATAACAATAAATGGTAATGAAGAAGTTGGTATAGGAACACTAACTCCTTTTTATAAACTTGATGTTAATGGCACATTTAGAGCATCAGGAAACGCGACTTTTGCAGGAAGTGTTAGTATTGAAAGTCTAGTAAATGCAAATATTGGAAATTTAAGTATTACTTCCACTAATAACGATGCTTCTGGTTTGTCTTTCAAAGTTAGAAGCTCTCCAAGTGACCCTACAAATTCAAGGTCTTGGATGATACATAATAACTATTCAGCAGCAGGAACTCTTGAATTTTTAAGCAGCACTACTGCAACAGGAAATCCTACAACACCAAGAATGGTGATAGACAATTCTGGAAATGTAGGAATCGGAATAACATCGCCTAGTTCATTGCTACATTTATTAGGAGCAGATGCAACAGTAAAAATACAAGGTTCAGGTGTAAATTCAACTGCGGGAGTAAATTTCTTTCCCAGAGATGGTAGTGATGTTGCTCATTTACAATCAATAAAAGGTGTTGGCAGTAATTTAACATTTTTAACAGGTGGAAATAGTGGAAATAGTTATGTTCCTACAGAAAGAATGCGTATAGACAGTTCAGGGACTATAAGTATTGGACCATCTACGACGTCAAGTGAAATATATTTTAACTATAACAATACAAATAATAAAGGAGGTTTAAAAATTGATTATAGCACAGGGGAATTAAGGTTAA